CTTCAATAATTGAACAATTTGCTCGCGAGTCTACTCCAAACAATGGTTTGTCAATATCAAACTTTCCTGATCGTAATTGAATTGTGACATTATTTCCAAACTGTCTACTGACTATACCAACTGCAGGTGCGTTTGGTACATTAGGTCCTTGATATACTGTTTCGCCAATCTTATAGATGCAACCATTTTCGACAATGAATTGACGTAATGCTGTTGATTCAAGTTCATACGACGTATTTGCAACAACTTTACGGATAACACTAGATTCTGAAGTGTTAGCGAAAAAGTATGTCTTCATAGTAAACGATAATGTCCATATCAAATAACGAACAGTTCCCTTTTCTCCTTCATAGTTTTGAGAATATGAAACATTTTCTAATATGATTGGAACATCTCTTTTTGTTTCAAGATTATTAATGAAGTTAACAGAAACTGTGTAATCTGGATTAAAATATGGTAAAATTTGTTCGACAATTTGTGTACCATCTTCAACGTTACGAACATAAATTTGCAAATCAAAACCAATTGTATATGGTACACCACTGCGCAAATAATCTAATTTAGAATTCGATTTAATAAAAAATGTCTCGTTAAATGATGACGTTTTTCGACTCGAATCATATGTTATTGAAGTAATCTCGAATGACATTCTTGGCAAAACGACCTGCACATTTTTTTGTAGGTCAGGATCGCCAAGCAATTTAGTTATAAAAGTTTCTTTTGCTGCATATGACAACGGAACTTTAAAACGTTCAATTTCTGTTGAACTGTTTTTTAAATAACGAACAAGAGTAATGTCGTTGAAAAGTGAACCGAACGCAATAACATTTTTGCGTATTGTTCTATGATAAAATGGACTACCTAACATTATGGTTCACCAAATGGATTAGATTCAGTAAAATCTAAAATCCCACCATCTGCTTCAGATTCAAAATCGAAATTGTTTTCTAAACCATCATTCGTATTATCAAACAGATTTGTACTTGATAACACATAACTTGCTCCACTTTCTACTCCAACAATAGCGGAGCCTGTAGCAAATCTTCCTTTTACATCTTTTAATTCTAAACTCAAAGTAGGCTTATCCCATCTTGCAACGTAACCAATTGCAGTTGCAGCGTTTAAACTTGTTCCTTGATATACTTGCTCGTTCAATGCATAAGTACTCGTTCCACCAGCAGTCATAGTGTATTTAAACGCAGATGACAATTCATTTTCAATTACATCAACTTCTGGATCGCCTGTTGCAAGATCTTCGTTACTGTAACGGAATAGTTCACAAGTAACAAGAAAGCCATAATAACTTGATCTACCGAATGTGTAGAAAAAGTTATCACGTTCAACAAAAGTAATTTCAAATAGATTTTTAAAATTAGTCAACCACAATAAATCTCCCTCTCTTGGACGAAGTAGATTTTGTGGAATACCTTGCTTAAATGCGCGATGAGGAATGACGAATTGAACTTGTTTACGAATCTCAAGACCAAATTTACTAAACAAATCGCCGCCTTGAAATCCATCAACATTTTGAACATAAACCGCGATTGGATATGATGAATCATATTTCTTAGTTGGATCGTCACCAAACACAAGATCAAAAGATGACTCTGATTCTCTTGGAATATACTTTGCGTCTATTCCGTATGTGTGAACAACTTCACCGATTAAATCTTCATATAATCGTTGCTCAGCATGAGAATTATAGTTATTGAAATAAACTGATGTTGGCATTAACCAATCTCAAACTGTGGTGGTTCTTCATATGTGTCGCGAAGTTTTTCTTCGAGACGTTCAATCTCTTGTTCAGCCTCATTCCATATTTGTTGACCGTTCAATGTAATTCCACCAGGAAGTTGAACGCCAGAAAACTTTTTAAGATTCTCGCCCCATTGCTTTTTGAACAATGCAGTTACATACTTTTTAAGCCAACTATCATTCCATATTTCTGTGGAAACTGCTGTGTCTATGACTTTATAACATTCAATGGCCAAGTAACTACCGACAACAATTCGATTATTCCACTTCATATCGATATAAAGTTTATCGTCATGACGATTAAAACGAACAGGTTGTTCGCCTAAAAATAGAAGGTCGAGTGTACGAATATGTTGTTTTGCGAGCGCATAGTAAACGTAATCAGCAGAGGTAAAATCGTAAAGTTCATTCAAACGTAACTGATACGTCAAATCGAACATATTAAAATTGCCTGCAGCGTTCGAGTTAACGCTGTCAGTGCTGACTGGGAACATACGAGTTACACCAATAATGCTACTTGGCATCGAAATATATGTGTTGGCAACGTCACCACTAGTAACCTGATGTTTATAATAGGTTTTTTCAACTGCATCATAATGAAATTGCTGATACATCGTAAGAGCTTCGTCGATACGATCGTCTAACTGATCGTCGTCGACGTTAATCTCTACGACTGGAAACCCTAATTTGCGTAGCGCATAGTCTTTTAATTCGGCGCGAGAGGTAGGTTTAGCCATTAAATTTCATCTCTTGGGTGGCGTTGTGTCCATAGAACTAGACTATATTTAGTTCCACTTGTAATTGGTAGGCTCTCGTGACCGTGAGTCACCTGTCCTGGCCAAAGCATCAATTCGCCCACTTCCATATCAGTATTCTTAATATTATGCCTTCTGAAGTATAATTCTGCCCCTGTATAATCATTATTGAGTTTTACCGTTCCACTTACCATGGAAGCATCATTGTGACAGTTAAGTGATTTTTGTGTATCGGGGCTATAACGAATTACAAAAAGATCCCGAACACCATACATCTGCGTCGGTGCCCAATAAGACTCAATTACAGGAAAGATGTACTCTTTTAAGTTTTTTTCAATAGCGTTCCACAAACCTTGATCAATTGCTTTGATGCGAAGTTCTTGTGCTGGAAATTTATCATATTCTAATGGTTTAAACCCACCATTTTTGCGCGCAGTTTCTTCAGCCATACCAATTAGATCGGCACACATTTGAGGCGTCATAAACTTAATGCATATGATTTCTGGTCCAACGATTCTAAAGTTTTTTGTATTTGCAAAGGTGTATTTTGTGGGTGGTTTATCTGGATAAAGGAAATTATAGATTGCATCAAAACGATCTTTCGCAATAGGACCACCATTTCCATGTAAAACAACTCCTGTACATCGAGTTTCAGAATTTGTGATCTGATTGTGTTTGTTTAACCCAATTTTATCCTCGACCATTGAAATACACTGAAAAACGTACCCCTCATGATCCAGTTTCATGTCGTATTTTTTACTTAGAAACTTTCTTTGAAAATACAGTTGATCATCATCAGTGTCGTTAATTGTATCCGAAACAATCTTCTTAAGTTCAGAAACCACGCCGATAAAACATCCACTATTCAAATATCGATAACCATTTGCAGGTTCAGGGAAGTACGGCTCTAAACTTCTATCTGGCCAACAAACTTTTTCAGCAGCAAATAAAACTTTGCAATGAAAGGTTAGATAGCGTTCTATAATACCATATTCTTCTTCATTAATTAAAACGTCATAACCATCCACAAACATCACTAGGTCGTCATCTTGATAATTTTGCAATTCATTTCTAAGAAAATTAACTTTCGTACCACCGCCAGGTCCTCGTTTAATGTCCCCACCAGTCCAATCTTTATTTGCTCCAAGCACTCTAACTTTAATATTATGTTTTTCTGCTGATGTTAATAGTTGTTTGGCTTTACTTAAATCGGTCGCGACGGTAACAACCTTTAAATCAAAATCTTTAAAGTATTTGGTTCCTGTTCCAATTTCTGTATCGGAAGTATTAAATGCACCTGCTACAGGTTTACATACACTTGGCTCAAATGCCAAAGGTTCTATTTTAGGAAGGTGCATAAAATGATCATTTAATTCTGGAGATGGGTGCACATCCAACATTAAAGGTAAATACTCATCCGCAGGCAAAATATTATTATATGCAAAATTATTGCATAACTTAACGGCAGCAATTGGAGTTAATGCATAAGCGCAAGTCCAGTATGCGTATGGAGGAATTGCCAACTTATCATTAATTTGTTTCGATTTACCACCAATGTCTTTTCTTGAAAGATAAACGAACTCTTTTGTTTTAAGAACTTCTACAATATCATCTAGATTAAAGTTAGGTAGAAATTCAATGTCGTCTTCAAAAACAATAATCGGTTGATTTAATTCAATACATTTTTTCCAAACACCAAAATGACTTAAAGTGCAGCCAATTTCACCATGCGTGAACTTACGATTATGATATGGATCGCGCCAAGAGCGATAAGTATCATAACCCATTTTTAACAATTGATCGTGATTTATAGTTAAACCATCTACTGCTTCATAACGATGTAGCGCAATCTTAGATTTATCTGGAAACTGTTGATTGAAACGTCGAATGAAAGAAGTAAGTTTTGTTGAATTTTTTGTCAAATTAATCACAAAAGCATTAATCATAAAATAGTCCTCAAGTTGGTGGCGTTGGCCAAATCACATCTGATGGTGTTGCGTATGTTTGTGGAATATCTCTAAGTTCTTGTCTATATGTAGCCCATTGAGATTTTTTGGCTTCTGGAAAGTCTGGCAGTTGCGTGTGATCTGATTGCAGCAATAATCGATTTCTTTTATATCTTATTGCGTCCCAATCAATTATTGGTGGTGGTTTTTCAACTAAACCGATATCACCATTAGTTACAACAATCGTTTTATTATTACCATTTATCTCATTTAAAAAATATTCATGTTGTTCTTGTGTGATGGCAATCACATCATCAGGATATCTTGGGTAATTAAGTTCAGTTACATAAAAACCTTTTGTCGTATTCGAGTAATATGCATACGGCATTTTAAAATCTCCAAATATTATGCTGGCGCTTTACCAATTACAAGCCAATATACACCAACAGAGGCTGCACCACCACCACCAACCTCACTAATTTTTCCTGACACACCCAATGATGTGAAACCAGTATCTAAAATTTCTGTCCAAGCCTGTCTTTGTGTTGAACTACTGATTGATACTGAACCACCATAATAAATTACTGGGTAAAAATAGTTAAGTGGATCACCATCATTTGTATCAAATGCTGTGGGAAAAGTTACTGACCATGTGCTATTATCAGCCCAATATCCTGGAAATGCTGGTGCTCTAACTACACCAAATTGCATCAAAACTCCATTAGGAAATCTTAACCACGAAGATTTTGTTGTTCCTAAAGGCGTTAACGTAAATGCTGCAGTATGAACATTTTCTAAAGATTCTGTAAATCCGCCTCCAGCGCCAGGTGTTCCAGCTGCACCTTGTACGCCTTGAGGACCTGCTGCGCCTGCAGCACCTTGTGATCCAGGATCGCCTGTTGCACCTCTAAATCCTTGTGTACCCTGACTGCCTGGTGGTCCAGTTAATCCTTGAATTCCAGTTGAACCTTGGAATCCTTGCGAACCTTGGAATCCTTGCGAACCTTGGAATCCTTGACGACCTTGAAAACCTTGTGCTCCTTGAAAACCTTGTGCGCCCTGGAATCCTTGCGCACCTTGAATGCCTTGACGTCCTTGTAATCCTTGCGGACCAGTTGCACCAGCCAAACCCTGTGGTCCTGTAAATCCTGTCGCGCCTTGAAATCCTTGTGCTCCCTGGAATCCTTGACGACCTTGAAATCCTTGAGCGCCTTGAAAACCTTGTGCTCCTTGAATTCCTTGTGCACCTTGCACACCTGGAGGACCAACTCCAGGAGAGCCAGAAGGACCTTGAAATCCTTGTGCCCCTTGAATACCTTGAGCGCCCTGAAATCCTTGTGCACCTTGAGCACCTTGAGCACCTTGAAATCCTTGGCGACCTTGGAATCCTTGCGCGCCTTGAATGCCTTGTGGACCAATAGGGCTGGCTCCTGGCGCACCTTGTGCTCCTTGAAATCCTGGCGGACCTTGAACGCCAAGTGCGCCTTGAATGCCTTGTGCACCCTGGAATCCCTGTGCTCCTTGAATGCCTTGTGCTCCTTGAAATCCTTGTGCTCCCTGGAATCCTTGAGACCCTTGAATGCCTTGTGCACCTTGAATGCCTTGTGCACCTTGTGCACCCGCAGCACCTTGGAATCCTTGTGGACCACCTGGAGGACCTTGATCTCCTTTATCGCCTGTGCGATAAAAACGAATTGAATATGGGTTTCCGTATGTTGATGCTGGCATGCGACCAGAAATGTATACAACATGAATTCTAAAATATTCGCCACTTCCTGTGTCTGGTATGTACTCTACTTGAGTAACTCGCCACATAGAGAAGTTGTGTTCTTCTTCCAAGCCAGGTTCAGGTACAGCATTTTCTTCAATTTCTAAAATGCCTTTATAAGTGCTTGTACTGTCGTCAAAGGAATTTAACCATGTATCGTGACGAATTTGCCAAACATCACCTGGATCAATAAAAATTTTCGTAACGCTAGTAATGTCGGCATCATTAAACCTAAAGAAACCTGTTCCTGGATCACTATCGCTTGTAGAACCATCTGGACCGCCTGGTGGTTGGAACAAATAACTTGTGCCGCCAGAAGATGCCGCACCAGTTTGACCTATTCTACCTTGCGAACCTTGCGTGCCTTGTACACCTTGAAATCCTTGTTCACCCTGAAAACCTTGAGCGCCTTGTTCACCCTGCACACCTTGATGACCTTGAACACCTTGATGACCTTGATGACCTTGAACACCCTGAGCACCTTGAATGCCTTGCGGACCTTGCGGACCAGTATCGCCCGTTTGACCTGTTGAACCTTTATCGCCTTTATCACCAGTAGCGCCTTGTGCTCCAGGAGTTCCTGTTGCTCCTTGTGGACCAGGAACACTAGATGGCGTACCAGGCACACCTGGAGTTCCTGGTGCGCCAGATCCACTAGGACCTTGTGGACCAGTATCGCCTGTCGCACCTTGTGCGCCTTGTACTCCAGGTGCACCTTGAGCGCCAACAGCACCTTGTGGACCAGGTGCACCTTGTGCACCTTGTACTCCAGGCGCACCTGACGAACCTTGTGCACCAGTAGCACCTTGTGGTCCAGTTTCACCAACATCACCTTTTATACCTTTATCGCCTTTTGCTCCTGGAATAAACGAATCTGCGCCAGTTGCACCTTGTGCTCCAGGTTCACCTTGCGCTCCAGCAGCACCTTGAGCTCCTTGAGGACCTGGATCGCCTTTTTCTCCTGGAGATCCTGCGGTGCCGTCTGAACCTCTAGCGCCTTGTGAACCTTCAGCGCCTTGTACTCCAGGTGCACCTTGAGCGCCTTGAGGACCAGGTTCACCAGTAGCACCTTGCGCTCCAGCAGCACCTTGTGCTCCAACACCTTTATCTCCTTTGTCTCCCTTATCTCCCTTTGGTCCTGGAATAAATGAATCACTACCTGTAGCACCTTGAGCGCCAGGTTCACCTTGTGCACCAGGTTCACCTTTTGGTCCTGGGACATTTGAAACACCAGCAGCACCTTGTGCACCAGCAGTACCTTGTGCACCAGGAGCACCCTGTGCGCCTTGTGAACCTTGCGCGCCTTGTGGACCTTGAAAACCTTGAGAACCTTGAGCACCTTGTCGACCCTGTGCGCCTTGTGCGCCTTGTTGACCTTGTGCGCCTTGAATTCCTTGATTGCCTCTAAAACCTTGAGGACCTTTACTACCAACGTCACCTTTTATACCTTTTTGACCCTTTGCGCCACCAGCTGCACCCTGGAAACCTTGCGCGCCTTGGAAACCTTGCGCACCACCAGGAGCACCAGGCTCGCCTTTTGCGCCAACTATTGAACTTGCTACAAGATCAATATAAACATTAGTTCGGAAGTTATTTGAATCTTCTTCACCAGTTATAATTAAGTTTGCAGTGTTTCCGCTTTTAAAATTGATAACTGGTTGTTCACCAATTAACCATTCTTCAACTTCAACACCAACATTTCCAGCAGGACCACCAGTGCCACCAAAACGATCAAAGTCAAGTCTTACATCTTCGGCATCATCAAATGAAGTAGTTCCGCCAGATATATGATTAATGCTGAAAATGTTATAACCAGTTTCAGTAATATCATTTATCGAAGAATATGCAAATATCGCAAACTTTTCTGGATTGGTACCACTGATGATCTTAATATAACCAGTGCCATCGTTGTTTAAATTTGTAAAG